CAACGTCACCACAGGAAACCAGCCAAGCCCCCAGGACGGGGGCCGCACGCAGAACGCCCAGACCAACACAAGCCCCAACGGAGGCAGCAGATGAAAATGGAATACCTTTCCTTCGAAGTGAAGACTGGAGAAAACGCCGAAACAGGCACTTTCACCGGCTACGCCTCCACCTTCGGCAACAAGGACCTTCAAGGCGACGTCATGCTCAAGGGGGCTTTCACCGAGACCCTCGCAACGTACGGGGAATCGGGGGCCGGAATCCCGATTCATTGGGAGCACAGCTCGGAGACGCCGATGATGATCATCGGCAGCACTCTCAGCGCGGTCGAGGACGAGAAGGGACTTCTCATCGAAGGCAAAATCGACCTCGACACCGACACGGGCAAACGCGCCTACCAGCTCCTCCAGGATGGTCGCATCCATCAGATGAGCATCGGATACGTGCCCGAGGAGACCGCGTGGGTCAAATCCGACGAGGACGGCATCTTCGGAGGCCATCGGGAGCTGCGCAAGGTGAAGCTCTTCGAGATCTCCATCGTCCAGATGGCCGCCAACCAGAGCGCGGAGATCCTCGAAGTGAAATCGGGGCGCGCCATCAGCAAGGCGAACGAGGAGAAGCTGCGCAGCGTCCACACCATCATCTCCGAGATCCTCAAGGGTCTCGACACCGAGGCGGACCCCACACCAGAAGACGACCCCGAGCCCGAAAAGGACGAAGGGAAGAAGCCCGGCGACAGCAAATCGCTGGAAACCATCAAAAAGGCCCGCGAGATCCTCGCCGGCATCACCATCACAGAAAAGGAGTGATCCATGAACAAGCTCATGGAAATGATCGCCGCCGAGAAGAAGGCGGCCGAAGCCATCCTCGAAGGAAAGGCCCCGGAGAACCTCACGGCGCAAGAAGTCGAGGAATTCACCGCGCACGTCAAGAAGGCGGACGAGCTCAACAAGAAGCACCTCGAGCTCAAGTCCGCCTCCGAGACCCTCGACGGCATCACCACAGAAACGGCCGCCAAGCCCGGCATCGCGCACGTCAAGCACGAGTCCCTGGGCAAGTCCTTCGTCCACTCCGACCAGTACCGCGAATTCCGCAAGTCGCACCGCACCGGATTCGAATCCAAGAACGACGCCGTCAACCTCAAATTCAAGGCCGAAGGCGACCCCGCGGAGCCACCGGCCCCGCTCAACACCACCGACCACGGCAACACCGCTCCCCTGCGACTCCCCGGAATCGAAGACGTCACCTATCACCGTCCCAACACGCTGCTCCAGCTCATCACACAGGGCACCACCAACGCACCGTGGATCCAGTACCGTCAGCTCACAGCGGTGACCAACAACGCGAAGATCACCAAGGAATCCAAGACCACCACGGCCACCGAATCCCTCAAACCGCTCTCCACGCTCACCACGCGCACCGAGGACGCGGTGGCCTACACCTACGCCGACGGCGTAGAAGCCACCAACCAGGAGCTCACCGACGACGGAGCCCTGTCCGCGCTCATCGATGGAATCCTGCGCCAGAACCTGACCGACACCATCGAGGACAAGATTCTCAACGGTGCCGGAGGCTCCGACGAACCCACGGGCATCCTCAATACCACGGGGCTGCTCGAGCAGGCGTTCGACACCGACATCTTCACCACGGTGCGTCGCGCGAAGACCGCGCTGCTCAACACGTCCCGCACGATTCCGCAGGCCCTGCTCCTCAATCCGGAGGACAACGAGGCCATCGATCTCACCAAGGACGCCGAAGGCCGCTTCTACGGGGCCGGACCATTCGCCGCCACGGTCCCAACGCTGTGGGCCGTGCCGCGCATCGAATCCGCGGTCATTCCAAAGGGGACCGCGCTGATGGGCGATTTCAGCCAGGTGCAGCTCCTCGTGTACGAGGCATTGAGCGTCGTCGCTTTCAATCAGCACAAGGACTACGCGCAGCGCAACCTCACCTACATCCGCGCCGAGCTGCGCGCCCTGCAGCTGATCCGCCAGCCCGCCAAGCTGGCCCGCATCAGCCTCGCCAAGGCATAAGGAGAAAACGATGCTTGAAACAACGAAGCTCGTGGACATCGTCGCCGATTTCACGAGCATCGACGCGGGGTTCTGGGTGAGAGCGGCCCAGCGCAGGGCCCGCGCCTACTGCGGATGGCATATCGCTCCCAGCCTCACGCTCACGGGAACGCTGAACACCACGGGAGGGCGTATCCTGCGCCTTCCCGCCAAGAAGCTCACGAATCTGGTCTCGCTCACCGACCGCTGGGGCAACGATCTGCTGCACGAAACGGTGTGGAGCGAGGACGGACTCCTCGAATTCACCTCGGGCCGCACTCCCGTGGGAGTGGCAGCGCTGCGCTACGAGATGGAAGCGGGCTACGAGCTCGACGACGTCTCCGACGTGGTGAGCGTGATCATCCAATCCGCCAGGCGCGCGATGAACGCCCCGGCGGGCACGGTGAAATCGCAGTCGGTCAATGGTGCCAGCGTCAGCTACGCTTTCGGCGAGGACGGGCCCGCAAGCGTGAGGATGCTGCAGAGCGAATACGAGATCCTCGACTTCTACAAGCTGGAGGCCCTGCCATGACCAGCATCGCGGATCTCCTCACAGGCGCGGAAGGATTCACCATGGACTCTCTCACACCGCTCCTGCGATACCGGATGGAACGAAAAACCGACCCCTACAATCCAGCAGCCACCATCGGTTCAGGTTTCGGAAAACCGCTCAAATTCAACGGTTTCATCGCGTCCGCGTCGAGCACGCAGTCCCAGGACGGTGCGCGCGAGACGACCGATTCCACAGCGGTCCTCACGATTCCGGACCCGGCCGCGGATATCCATGTGGGCGACGAGATCACCCTCGACCCCGACGATGGCCGCCGCTGGCGAGTGAACGGCTTCCCCTCGCACGAGGCGAACCCGTTTACCGCGTGGAATCCCACACTCGAATGCGCTTTGGAGGAGGTGAGAGGCTGATGCCGGCAGCAGGACAGACCACCGTCGATTTCAACCAAAAGTATTTCGACCGCATCCTCAAATCCGCAGGAATCGTCAACCTCACGAAGAAGAAAGCGGAGCAAGCGGCCAAGATAGCACGTTCGACCGCCCCCGTTGACACCGGAAGCTACCGCGACCAGATCGAGGTGGAACGCGCGGAATTCCGGTACCGGACAGGCTTCCACGTCGTCGGGCATGATCCCAAAAGCCTTCTGATAGAAGCGAAGACCGGTAACCTCGCACGCGCTTTGAAGAAGGTGCGCTCATGAGCCTCGTCATGCCACCCGACATGGAGATGTGGGCCACCACGTATCTGCGAGAGAAGATCACCGACGTGACCGGCCTGCAGATCGACAACAAGGTGCCCAATGACTATCGGGGTGAATACCCGCTCGTCACCATCCGCGACGACTCAGGCGCACAGACCGAGCTCGTCACCTACGAGCGTTCCCTCGGAGTCACCATCTACATGGGGCCCCTGCAGGACGTGGAAGGCGCGCGAAACCTTGCGCGCAGGGTGTACGCGCTCCTGACGGACCCGATGATCGCCCTCGACGACAACCCCATTGCAGCAATCGACTACGACGGCTGCAACGGCCCCTACCAGATCACTGATTCACAGCATGCGGCCAGCCAGTATCTCACGGTCGCCTATTCCGTGGTCGGGGAAATCCTCTGACCATCAACAACAACAAATCTCCGAGCCTCGCATCTGCGGGGCTTTTCTCATATGAAAGGAAAACGCATGACAGCAGATGCAGACGGCAACGATCTGAAAGCGGTACCGATTCCGGTCACCGGCTTCCTCGCGGTCCAACTCGAGGGAGAACCCACGTATCTCGAATCCGAAGCACTGGGGGTGACTCCCCTCGTTCTGCCGGAAGGATATCAGAAGGCCGGACTCTTCAGCAGTGACGGAGGGCCTCAGGACGGTGGTGACAAGGAAGACGACATCGAGTTCTTCCAGGATGGCTACAAGCTCGGTGGGGCGAAGACCCGCACCCTTCAGGTCACTTTGGCCGAGCTCAACGACATCGTCGAGAAGCTCATCACCGGCAAGACCCCGGATGAGAACGGCGTCATCGTCGTCGACGGCGACAATGACGCGACCTTCCCCGGCTTCGAGGTCATCAAGTACAAGAACGGTGACGAGACCCGTCGCAACGGTCTGATGCGCGTGAGCACGGTCGAACCCGATCAGAACGAGCGTGGCAGCGTCAACGGCAACGCGGTGACCTTCGACTGGCTCCGTCAGGCCGAGCTCGGCGGATTCTACCGAGAATGGCGCAAGAACCGCTCCAAGGGACCAGCAAATTTAAGTGAACCCACGACCGTAGCCGTGACAGGAGTCACCCTGGCTCCGACGACGGCATCGGTGGAAGTGGGTAAGACAACCAGCCTCACGGCAACGGTCGCTCCAGCCGACGCCACGGAGAAATCGGTGACATGGAAATCCTCGGATGAGGAAACCGCCACCGTCGACTCCAGCGGCAAGGTCACCGGAGTGAAAGCCGGCACAGCAGACATCACAGCGACCACCAAGAGCGGAGCGAAAACCGCCAAGGCCACGCTCACCAGCACCGGAGCCACCGAAGGCTGATACGACAATCGTCCCCGCATCGAGTCCGCTTCATGGTCTCACCCGATGCGGGGATCCTTTTACAACCAGAGACCATGAAATCCATGAAAGGCACACAATGACAGACGCAACACCCACAGTGGTCACCGCAGACGAAGCCGAAGCAGGAGCCCTCGAAGCGCCCATGCTCGAAACAACCCCGGAAAAGACCTACACGGACGCCGACTTCGCGGCCTTCAATGACGACATGGCCGACCAAGCCATCGACGCGATCTCCGCCAGCATCAAAATCCGCTACCTCATCACCGAAAAGAATTTCATCGCGAAACTCTCCACCAACGAGATCGTCAAAATCCCCCTCATCATCAAACTCAAAGACCTCGAATCAGTCGAACAATTCAGCGACGACTCCGTCCGACAATTCAAAGAACTCCTCCACGTTTTCACCACCGACACGGAAGTCGACAAAATCGAGAACGCACCCTACCCCGAAGCGCTGGCGATCTCACGCAAATACTTCGACCTGTTCACCAAGCTCGCGCAGGCATCAGTGGGGAAATAACCTTCGTCGCCGAGATCCACAGGCAGAACCCCGTGGAGTTCGCGGCGACGATGCGCAGCAAATACGGGGTCTCCGCATACGACATCGGAGACTCCATCACCTATGGCGAGGCCTATGACCTCACCGTCCAGGCGCTCGAGGACACCAACACCACGCTCGCGGCCGTATACAACGGCTGGGCCTATCCCTCCTCGCTCATCGACCTGCTCTCCCTCGCTTCGAGCGTGGGAGACAAGAAGGCATTCGAGAAAGCGAGTCCCTGGGGAATGCAGACACAGTTGAAGGCCCGCGAAGAGCGCGCGGTGACCAGTGCGGAAATCGAGCAGGCGCAGGCCGAGCTCGAGCAGGACATCATCATTCAATAACCTTGGAGGCCTTTCATGGTGGACATCGTCGGCTCGGCCGGACTGAGCATCTTCCCCGTCATGAAAGGTTTCAAGGGTGCCGTCTCGAAGGAAGCGAAAGCCGCAGGCAAGTCCTCCGCCTCCTCCGTCTCCGCCGGATTCTCCGGTAAGTCCGTGGGCTCCAAGCTCGGCAAGGACATGGCGGCAGGATTCAAATCCTCCAGCTCGGGCCTCGCCGACAGCGGGCTTGGAAGACTGAAGACTGATGTGGCGGCCGCATCGAACGCGTTATCGAAGGCGCGCTTGAAGCAGGCCGACACCGCAGGACAGGTGAGAGTAGCAGAATCTAAGCTAGCCGAAGCGGTTGCTAAGCACGGTGCTGGCTCAAGCCAAGCCGTGGCAGCCGAGGAGCGGCTCGCCTCCGCGCGCCGGAGAAACGACGCCGCCATCGAATCTGTCACGACCGCCACAGGAAAGCTCACCACCGCACAGCAGAACCTGCGCATGGTGGAAGAGCAGGCCGCGGCGGCAGCAGCGAAATCCGATCTTCCATCACTGGGCCAACGCATCAAATCGGGACTCTCGGGAATCGGCTCTGGAATCAAGAGCCTGGCCACCGCAGGCGTCGGTGCGGCGGTCGCGGGCGTCACCGCGCTCGGCCCCGCTTTCCTCTCGACATCGAAGGCCGCTTTCTCCGCCTATTCGACCTACGAGCAGGTGGTTGGTGGCGTCGACACGCTCTTCAAATCCTCCTCCAAGCAGGTGCAGGGGTACGCGGAGAACGCTTATGCCTCGGCCGGAGTGAGCGCCAACGACTACATGTCGCAGGTCACCAGCTTCTCCGCAACCATGATCAGCTCCCTGGGCGGCGACACCGCCAAAGCCGCAGAGCTGAGCAACCAAGCCATCATCGACATGTCGGACAACGCCAACAAGATGGGCACCGACCTGTCGAGCGTGCAGGAGACGTATCAGAGTCTGGCGCGCGGCAACTACCAGATGCTCGACAACCTCAAGCTCGGCTATGGCGGTACCAAGACCGAGATGCAGCGGCTTCTCAAGGACGCCGAGAAGCTCACCGGCGTCAAATACGACATCGGAAACTTCGCCGACGTCACTCAAGCGATCCACGCGGTGCAGGGTGAGCTGGGCATCACCGGGACCACCGCGAAGGAAGCAAGCACCACCATCGAGGGCTCCATCGCGAGCATGAAGGCCTCATGGACCAACTGGCTCACCGAGCTCGGTAAATCCGATGCTGACATGAGCGGATTGACCACCCAGCTGGTCGGCAGCATCGGCACTGCCTTGAAGAACGTGCTCCCCCGCATTGGAGTCATTGCCAAATCCATTCTCTCCGCGATACCAAGCCTCTTCGGCCAGCTGACGACATTGCTGCCAGAACCCTTCCAGAAAGCCTTCGACGCCATTGGCAGAACCGTGGGCAGCATGAAGAGCGTCTTCGCGCCCCTCGGAGCCGTCCTCGGAGTGCTCGGAGCAAGCGGACTGGGACCATTGCTCACCAAACTCCCCGTCGTGGGAAAACTTTTAGGAAGCGTCGCCGGGTCCGGGACACTGCTCGGTAAAGCCCTCGGAGTGCTCACGGGACCAATCGGCATGGTGATAGCAGCGCTCGTCGCTCTCATCGCCACGACACCGAGCCTGCGCGACGCGTTCGGCAGTGCGATGCAGACAGTCTTCGCTTCCTTGGGTGCCGCCGTCCAGCAATTGGCCCCCACTTTCCAAGCGCTCGTCACCACTTTGAGCGGCGTCGTCAGCAGCCTCGTTCCACCGTTGACGAACATCATCACCTCGATTCTGCCGCCATTGACGAGCCTGATAGTGGGTCTTCTGCCCGCCATCACGCAGATCATCGGCGTGATAGTGCAGGTGGCGTCGACCATCATTTCTGCCCTGGTGCCCGTCATCACGCAGCTGGAACCCTTGATCACGGGCGTCATCCAGATGATCATCCCTGTCATCAACGCTCTCATCCCCGTCATTGTTCAGATAGCCACGATCTTCGCCCAGGTGTTCAGCGCCGTCGCGCCGATTCTCGGTAGCTTGGCATCTCTCGTCGGTGCTGTGGTGGGTCAGATCGCCGGATTCATCTCCTCCGTGATAGTGCCCACGGTCCAGTCGATGATTCCTGTGGTGACCTCGGTGATCAACACCATCGGCACCGTGATCAACGCCATCGTGCGAGTCGTCAGCGGTGTCGTCAACGTCATCGCCGGAATCTTCTCCGGAGACTGGTCGAGGGTGTGGAAAGGCTTCGGCCAGATAGCTTCAGGTGCCATTGACGGCCTGAAAGGAATCGTCAACGGCATCGGAAACATCGGAGCGAACCTTGTCAAAGGCCTGTGGAACGGAATCTCGAACCTCGGAAGCTGGATCAAAAACAAGATCTTCGGATTCGCCAAAGGAATCACCAACTCCATCAAACGCTTCTTCGGCATCCACTCGCCATCGAAGCTCTGGGCCAACGAGATCGGCCGATTCCTCCCACCTGGCATCGCAGTGGGCGTGGAGAAATCCGCACCCCAGCTCTACGACTCCGTCACCACGATGGGAGAAAAGGCCACGGACCTCGCCTCCACAGCAGCACAGAAGGTGCGTTCCGCAGTTTCATCGACGCTTGCTCCTCAGAAAGTTTCCACCGAAGCTTCGGCAGACTCAGCAACGTCACAACCAGGAACGACCCTCTATCAGAACATTTATTATCCCGCCATCGCGCCGACG